GGCGTCGATGAAGATCGATGGGGTATTGCTTTCCTCAGTGCCGCCAGTGGTTTGATCAACCAGCCTAAACGAGACATCGGCCACGGAGCGGAGAAGCGGGAAGCCGGCACCGCTTACCGACACGTTCCCGGCGAGATTGCGGAAGGTGTCCGTGGTCGTGTCGTAGACGCCCATATAAAGATCGAGCCGGATGCTGTCTGCGGCGTTGGCGCGCGTCCAGGGGATATAGATCAGATTGCCCTGCGCGACGATCGTGCCGGCATAGGTGCGCGAATCGTTCTCCATGTCGATGATCGTGACCTTGGAGTTCCAGGAAATGGCCCCGGTCGAGGCATTGATGCTTGAGGATTTGTACAGCACGAGCGGGTAGGTCTGGCCACCGGGCGATTCCCGCATGAACAGATATTGAGTGTTCCCGATCTGGACCGGATGCGGGTAGGTCATGCCGGTGCCGACAGCACCCTGCGCCGACCAGGTTGCGCCGCCATCGATCGAGATGCTGTGTTTCATCGGCAGGCTGTGCGCGCCGCCGTAGGAGTGCCAGAACCCGTATTGGTCCTTGCAGAGAACGCCGACGCCGTGCTGATCGGCGGTCCCGACGACATTGCTGTCGTCGGTCATGATGACCTGTCCCACCGACGCGACGCCGGCGCCGAGGTCGTAGGAGAAAAAGGTGTTCTCTTTCAGCGGGGTGCCGGAGTTGTAATTGTAGCGCTGGATCACGCCCAGGACGCGGTTCGTCGGTGCGTCATAGACCCATGCGGGGCTCGAATTGGCACCATACCATAGCCCAGGACCGGAGCCACCGTCATCGAGATAGGACACGCGCGCAACGGCCGCGCCCTGCCGTCGTACGTGGGCTATTCCAAACCCTGGCCTCAGCCCACCGAACGGCACGATCAGGACGCCAGAATGACGGCGACTTTCTCGCCGGCGGCTGAAGCTGCCACGGTCAGCGTCTCGCCGTCCGAGATGTGCCAGCCGCTCGCATTGTCCGCCGTTGGCGTGGTGCCGAACGCGACCCGCACTGCGGCGCCGATCGCCTTGATCAGCCAGATCGAGCTTTCCGCCTTGGGCGCGACGCTGGCACCGGTCTGGGTCGATCCGGTCGGGGTAAGGATTTCCTGAAGGCTGGGAGACGACTGCGCGAGCGGCATCGCCGTTCCGTTCAAGGCAAGCGCTCCGGCGCGCACGATCTTGATGTCGACGGTGGCCATTTTCGGTGTTCCTTTTGGATGAGGTCAGGGAGCGGTCGGGCAGTTCGCCGGGCGCTTGCCCGTCTCGAAGATCGCCTTCACGCAGCGATCATAGGCATTGCGCGCACCCTGCCGGTTGTTGAGCCGGGCAACGGCACCGATCGCTTCAGCCATCAGGTCGAGCTGCTCGCCATATTCGCCCTTGTCGATCAGGATCAGGTCGCCCGACTTCTTGCCCGTCAGCGCTGGCAGCCGCTCCGTCTTCTTCGCCTCACTGCTCAGCGTCGGCAGCGTCGGCCGCTCGGTTCGCGCTATCGACGACGGCGTTGAGGGATGCACGCACCCCGCTACCGTCAAAAACTGGAGGAGGGACAGCAGCCCCAGCAGGGCCACCGGGCGTCGCATCGAGTGCATCGTGGATATCCTTGATCTTGGAGCGGACGAGGATGGTTGTCTGATCGTCGGCTTTGGCCACGCGCTTGCCGATGGCGTCGACCGTGGCTTGGGCTTGGCGCTCATCGGTGCGGGCCTCGGCGACCGTCTTGGCGTTGGCCTTCTCCGCCTTGGCTTCGACCTTGGCGGCGCCGGCGGTCGAGCCACGGTGATAGATGAAGGCATAGATTCCGCCGAGCAGCGCGATGAGCGCAAGCAATGGGGCGACCCAACCGAACAGCTTCGCCGCCCAGCCCGGCAGTCCCCATCCGAGGGCGGTCTTGGTCAGGAAGCCGATCACAGCCCGGTCAGGCACATGGCCCGCTCCCTCGCGCGACGATCGGTCAAGCCGCGAACGACGACAATCCGGCCGCCCACATGCGCCTTGTTCCAAGCCAGGAAGGCATCGCATGCGCCGCGCCAGTCGCCAGTGTTGAAGCGGCGCGCGATCGTCGATTCGCAATAGCCCTTCACACCGATGTTGAAGGTGATCCGCGTGGCGGCGGCGAGTTGGTTGGGGCTCTTCGCGATCGTGGGCGTGCAGACGATGACGCCGTCCATGTGAACCCGCGCGTCCGCCGATAGCAGTGCGTCGCATTCGGCATCGCTGCGATGCGTGCCGACCTTCACGTCCGCGCCGGTGTGGCCGTAGCAAGCCGTGGGAACGCGCGCGATGTCGAGATAGTCGACGTTCCGCTTGCCCTCATCGGTCTTGAGCGCGCCTACGGCCATGATCAGCGCGGTTGCGGCGGCGGTCGCCAAGCCGCCTGCGATGATATGCTTCGGGGATGGCGCGCGGCTCATCTGGACATACGAAGGCGCGGGGCGTTCCGGGGCATCAGCCATCGGTCTTCGCCTTCTTCTGCGCGACGACCCGCGCGACGCCAACGGCCACGAACAGGATGACCGGGATCGAGTGGAGCAGCGGCGCCGGCAGATATTCCCGCATGTCTGCCGGGATGGCGTTCCAGACCGCTGCCAGCGTGTCCGGGAACCACTGGACGAACCCGGTCAGCACCGCACCAAGGATGGCGAGGCGCATCGACCAGAAGTGCAGCCAGTTGCGGGCATCGTCGATCAGGCGGGCGCGCACGGCGGCGGCCCACTTCTTGAGCAGGTTCATGGATTCCTCCGTTGCGGCGGCGTGCCGCGGTTTCAGACGTGGTTGTAGAGGTCCGCGATTTCGCCGGTGGCACGGATCAAGGGGTCATCGGCCAGCTCGGCATCAACTTCGCTGGCCGCCCTCTCGCGTTCGGCTGCCGGCGGCGTATCTCGGTCATCATCCTCGGCGACCGCAGCGAACCAGGCCACTTTCTCCTTGGCCCTCGTGATCGTCACATGGAGCGGCGATACCGCCATCAGCGCCACCGCCAGCATGACGAGGAGTGATCCGATGATGTCGATTCCCATCATTTCAGCGTGACCCGTTGCTCGCCATTGCCCGGAACCAACACCTCGAGCTTTGCTTCGATCCGGGCCGTCCGCTCGTTGATCTTGTCGAGCTTGTCGGCGTCGCTGTCGCGGCGTGCCTCCAGCGAGGTGAGGCGCCGATCGTGATCGGCCAGTTCGTTCATCTTGCCGCCGCCTGCCCATAGGAAGCCCGCGATCAGGAACAGCGTGGTGATCACGGGAAGCCACGCCAACCAGGTCGGCGGGGCTTTGGCAGTCGTGGTCATGGGCGGGGGTACTCGCGGTGGGAGGGTATTCGAAGGTCTTGTCGTTGCTCGGTCTTGATCAGGAATCACCAACGAGAGTAATGTGGCGCCATGTCCCGATACGATCGCCGCCGCGAGCGGAAGCGCGTTCTAGTTCTTGTCGGCTTTGTTGTGGCCTTCGGCATTGCCGTTTATGCTTGGGGCCATAGCGCCGAAGCGGACCTGGCCGACGCCGCGCGGGTGTCGGCTCAAAGTGGTCAGGATTGAGAGATTTTAGATGAGTGATGGCGTCCCGCAAGCGATGGGCTGGATAAGCGAAACAGGCCAACACCTATTGCCAAACGTTAGCTGGCATGCGGGTGTTGCCTCTATCGCTATAATCGTCATCGCGCTTCTCGTCGGGCAGCTTGTTCGAAAGCCAGGCACCCCTCTTCGCTTTGACGATACCGAAAGCGAAGAGGACTGATGATCACACGTTAGCGCCGATAAAGTCGGCGACGAGATTGCCAAAAATATCGCCGTTGCCTGTGATCGTGCCGCTCCCGGAGAAGTGCGTGGCGTCGCTCTTGTAGACGCCGACATTCGCCCATTTCAGGCGCGGACCCAGCACGTCTGGCATGGCGTTGATCGTGACGCCATTGGAATAGGCCGCCTTATAGAGCAGCCAGGTATAGCGGTCCACAGCGGCCTGTGAGATGGTGCCAGGCGCCGTCGGCGGATCGCCCGAAACCATCACGTCACCAAAGGCCAGGGCTTGCGAAATGGCATATTGGACAGACGAGGTGTACGTGCTTTCCGTCGTTAACGCGCCGGCATCGTTCGTCACCGCCTCGTAATGCGTGAAATCTGGCGCCAGCATGCGGACGACCGCCTGCACGCTGTTTTCGGCGGCGCCGGAGTTGGAAGCGTCGAGTGCCAGCGTGACAGCTGTCCGCAGTGTCGTGCCGCCGTTGATGCACAGCACCGACTTGACCACGCTGTCGCGCTCTAGGCCGCCGCACGCGGTCTTCGGAAGTGCGTCGTTGCTCGTCATAGTGAAGGTGTTGGTGCCACGGACGACCCCATCGGCCGGTGCCAGCGTAACCGCCCGGAGTCCGATCGACTTGATATTCGTGCCCGCTGTCACGGTCTGCGAGGGACTGACCGTCCATGTGGTGCCACTGCCTGCGGTGACGGTCGTGCCAGCCGTCACGCCGGTGCCGGTGAGTACGTCTCCGATCTGGATGAAGCCGCTGGCGACAGACGCGACGGTCATTGTCGTGCCGCTGATCCCGGCAGTGAATGATGTCTCAGCAGCTACCGTCTTCGTATGGGTGCCATCCGATAGAGTCCAGCCGCCATACCCGGGGAAGGTCCAGTAATAGAACGTGTACGTGTCGGTCGTTCCTGGGGGCGCGTCGGTGATCACAGCACCGCTGGTCGAGGTCTTCATCGACGCGCCGCCAAGCTGCGTGCCGTAAGCGGTCCATCCGGTGGAGAACGTCAGTCGGTCGGGACGATAGGCACTGGCGCCGGCGCTGGGCGACGAGTTGTTGTTGCCAAACCAGCCCGCATACCGCGCCTGAATTCCGTTGGCAGTGAGCCGGGCCGCAAGCTTGGCGGGGAAGCTATTTGCACTCGGCGAGCTCGATGGCTCAACTCCGGCTGAATGGCTGGTACCCTCGAATAGGAAGATGCTGTCGCGCGTGTTCGCGCGCACCGCAGCCACGCCCGTCTTCGTGTTGGGGAGCGCGTTGCCGGGAAGAGCTTGGCGGAACAGCTTCGAGCCGGAATTGGCGTAGGTAGGAATCGTCGTCGCGGTATATTGATCGAACAGCGCGCGGTTGCTCTGTTGGTCCGTCCGCCATTTGATCCGTTTGATCCAGCCGCAAAGCGCCTGTTGACCACCCGTGGTGGCATCCTTAGCGCCAAACCGAACGCTCGTAAGCGAGGCGTAGGAGAACGCCGTAGCATCGATTGTCGGGATGCCGTCGCCAGCACCATAGACCTGCGAACCACCACCCCAGGCAAAGCCCCATTTCTGGTCGGTGACCCATGTCTGGTTGCCCAGCGCTGTAGTGACGTTGCCGCCGCGGTGGGCGAAGGTCGTAGCGTTCGCCGCGTAGGAATAGGTTGCATTGTTGACCGATAGAACCCCAGGCACGCGCCCATATCCTGTCTGCAACTCGATCCGCGACACCTCCATAATGAAGGTGCCTGTGGAGCCCTGAAAGGCCGCGAGAAGGGCGCCGGCCCCGCTGTTGCTGTCGGCATCCCGGGTGATCGCCGAGCCGCTCGTGATGATCAGTGGGGTCGCAACCGAGTTGTTCGGCAAGCTGGGGTTATATTCGACCTGGCAGGCGTACCAAGTGCCGGTTCCCGACTTGGTGACGGTGATCGTTCCGGCGCCGGTAATTGTGAGAATCTGCGGCGTACCTGGCACGATCGCTCCAAAGCCCGTGCCGGTAGCAGTGCCAGCGGAGGTGGTGATCGTCACGCCAGCGTCGTGATTGCTCCACACGATGATCGTGCCGACGACGACGGTAGGCGATTGCGTGACCGGCGCGGTCGAGTTGAGGAACACGTTGCGCGAGGTCTGGAACACGGCGACGCCAAGGTCCGAACGAGTGATCGGGATATTCTGCCCGAATGTAGCGTAGGCGGCCGCAGGCGCGTCGTGATAGCATAGATTGGTCATGATCGCCGTTGACGGCGTTGCGCGCACCCATGGCACGAGTGCGGTGGGGAATGTCGCGCCGGTGCTGCAATCGTAGTGGTTCCAGCCGGCGTTCACGTCCGCGACGCCGCCTAGCGGCCATGCATTATTGGTTTTCTGGCCATAGATGATACCGGTCGACAGGTCGGTATAGTCATCACCATTGATGCCGAGGTTGTTCGCAGGCAGTCCAACGCCGGTCAGGTGGTTACCCGTAGTGCCATTCGTGCCGTTGGTGCCTGTGAGCACCTGACCAGCGGGCCATACCCCCCCAGCCTTGGGGCCGTAATAGGTGATGATGCCGCCGGAGTTCTGGTAGTAGATCTGCCCGTCAACTCCTTCGGTTGTGGGTGCCACTGACCCGAAAATAGGGTGCGCTGCAGCAACCTGGGCGTCCAACTGGCTCAGATCATAGAACTGGACCTTATGGATCATCGGCGACAGATAGGTCCCATCCGCCGACCCGATCTGGATATCGTAGGCGCCGTTCGCGGCAGCGAATCCTACGAGGCCTGTCGTGGTCGCCGTCAACGGATTGGTGAGGCCGCCACCGGCACCGTCGAACACCGACGCGAGCGTGGTCGTGCCCGCCAGATAGACGGTGACCTTGGCAAAGGGGAGGTCCGCCCCGGTGTCGTTCCGGCACGCGATGAACTCGTAATATTGCATGTAGAGCCCCCGATAGGGATAAGCCGCGTTAAGCGGCGGTGCCGGTCATGGTACCGGAATTGGTGACGGTGACGGTGAAGCCGTTCTTGCGGACGGCGTAGCCCGCAGCGCCGCCAGGACCGCCACCGTTGGTGCTGTTCGTGCCGGCCGCCGCGTAGCCGCCACCTGCACCGCCACCAGGCGAGCCGCCGGAACCGCCGCCCGAGGTCGTGCCCGCGTTGCCGTCTGCGCCGGTGCTGATCCATCCGGTATCGCCGGTTCCGCCATTGCCGTTGGGCGCGCCGCCACCGCCACCGCCGCCACCGATCTTGCCGCCGGTGCCTGTCGTGAGGCCTCCGCCGCCGCCACCACCGCCAGCGCGTACGATACCGCCGGAATTGATCGTGATGCCGCCGGTCATCGGGACACGGACATAGATGGCATCGCCGCCGGCCCCGCCGACATTGCCGAACCCGCCGAGGCCGCCATCACCACCACCGCCGTCGACGATGCCGCCCGATTGCACGACCAGCGTCAGCGCGATCGTGTAGCTGCCGGTGGGCCACGTCCCGGTATCGATGCCGATGCCGCCAGCTGCCGTTCCACGGACCGTGACGCCGTTCGGGACGTTGAAGGTGACCGTGGCGTTGGAGTTGCCCGTATAGCCCGCTGCGTCAGCCAGGGAGCGGAGATTGACGGCCGATCCGCTGGTCAGGTTGATTGTGGCGGAGAAGGCCCCCGGAGGCGTCGCCGGCGTTCCTGCCGCACCCGGCGCGGCATAGACGTCCCAATAGGCGTTGGCCTGTGCGGTGCCGGTCGGCGCGTGGCCGGAGAAATTGTCCTGCGTCGCCACATAGGTGCCGCCGCCATAGGTGACGGTGTTGTTGGCATAATAGGTCGCGGTCGCGCTGTAATCGCCGCGTGGCGTGATGCCCGAGATGGACGTCGGGGTCGACCACACCCCAATGACGGTACCGAGCGATGTCTTGGTCGCCGTCGTCTGCCAGATCGAGCCGTCGCCGGTCGGAACATTGTCATACCAGCCCGACGGATTGTCGCCGGTCGGCGTCGCCGGGCGCGGAAAGGAGCGCTGGTATTTGACATCGCGATAGGCCGGGCGGCCGGGCGCCGACGTGATCGCGATCGAATAAGCGGTGGCCGTCGAGAGGTCCTGCAGGCCGCGCCCGTAGATGTTGAACGACGCCAGCTTAACATAGATCGTATCGCCGACGTTCGCCGGGTCATATCCGAACTTGAAGATCGCATCATCGAGCCGGGCGAAACTGGTCCCGCTCGAATGTGAGCCTGAGGTCGTACCGCGCTGGCCACGGCGTAGCGAGGTCAGGTTGTAGTGGTTGGCAGAGGTCAGGGTCGCGGTCTGGAAAGCAATCACCTCATCGCCGACCAGGCATAGCGTCACCCCGGCATCGCGGTCAGTCGTGCTGACAGTTTCGAGCGTGCCGAGACTGGTCGAGAGGTCGACCGCGCAGGTATTGGTCGTGTCAGGATCGGCGCCGGCTGCCAGCGTGGCCGTCAGGGTGCCGTAGCGCGCCGGCCCGTCGATCGTACCGACCATGGAATAATTGCTGCCGTCGGTGCTGATCCAGACCTGACAGCCGCCCCAGGTCGCCGATGTCGAGGCAGCGGCCACCCACACCTCGGCATCGAGCCCGGCAAGGTTCGGCGGCGCGATGAACAGCCAGGGCGTCGAGACGCTGCCCGGCGCGATCTCGGTGTTCGGCGAATAGCCGGAGCCCGAGTGCGAGGCATATTGTGCCGCGGAGGCGACGCCCACAGGCACACCCTCGGCGGTGATCGATAGGAGGTCGTCGGCATCCTCGGAAATCTCGGTGATGCGGACCAGCTGGCGGTTCAGCTGCAGCGAATCGGTGGTTGTCGTCAGGGTGACGAGATCGGTCGGCTCGAGCAGCGCGAAGTTCCACGGCAGCTTGAAGGTGTATTTCTCGCGGGTGTAGAGGACGCGCTGGCCGTAGAGTTGGACCGCCTGGCGCGCGATCGCGGCGTCGCAGATCGAGTGGACCGTCGTCGGGTCCTGTTTGCGCCGGCCATAGGTCACGATGTTGTCGAGATCCTGCGCGACCGCGATGCCGACATTGTACTGATTGGCGCGGTCGAGGAACTCGAACTGGACGACGTTATAGGCGTCCGACTGGTCGACGATCTCGATCGAGACTGAGTTGCCGCTGTCGTCGACGATCAGATCGTCTTCGGTGAGATCATATGCCGGCGTTAGGTTTGGATTCCAGGTGACCGAGTTGCCGGTCGCTGATGCATCGCCATAGGGCCGGATCTTGAGCACACCCTCGGACCAGAACACGGCCGAGTTTGTTGCCGTCAGCCATTCCTCCATGATCGACGCCGCGCTCGATTGCGATTCGAGGACGGGGGAGAGCAACAGGTTGTTGGCGCGGCAATATAGCGAATAGTCGCTGAGATCGCCGATCAAGCCCGATCCCCACATCGGCACGCCGTAAGCCGGGTTGGTCAGGAAGTCGGTGATGATGTCCTTGGGATCGGCATCGCAGACGCCGCCGCCGAGCTGGGTCGCGAAGTCGATCTCGAAGCTGTGGTTCGGCAGGTTGGCGCTGTCGGCGAGGTCGTAATCCTGGGCATAGACATAGGAGATGCCGCTATAGGGGATCGCCTGGGCCGGGAACTTCGAGGTGAGATAGCTCCACACCGCTTGCGTCGGCGTCCCGGTCGCGAGGCTCAGCCCGGCGGCCGAGAGCGAGGTCAGGACCGACGTGTCCTTGTAGATCGTGCGGATGCCCTGGATGCCGGTCGAGCCGCCTTCGCAGATGCCCATCATGATCGACGCGGTGTAGGTATAGGTCGTGTTCTTCGATCCGCCGCCGAGACCCTTGCCGCCGCCAGTCTTCGTGGTGTGTGCCGTCGCGGTGAAGGCGCCGTACCACATCAGGTTGCACTTCATCCGGCCGCGGCCCCAGCCGAGCGAGATGGGGAGGCCGAGCGTGCTGGATTGGACCTGGATGCCGTTGAGCTTCGGCGCGGTGGTCGAGGTGGTCTTGCCGCCCATGATGGGAAGGATTACCTTTCGTGCATGTCGATTTGGCCGAACGATCGCGATCCAAGACCGTCCCTCGCTGAGGCGGGGGAGAACATTCGATCCAGCATTGAACGGTACGATGCCGCGCTGCCGAGCGCCGCTGAGGCGGCGGCAAGATTGGCGGCTATCGATGCCCTGGTTTCTCAGGGCGTTCGGCGGAGAAACGCCGAAGCCGCGATCACCGACTACGTTCGGACGGTCAAAACAGCGTGAAGAATTTGACCGGACGCGATCGCAATTCTTCGTCGCGATCGGCATTCCCGCGCATGACGCCGCCGCCGCGGATCACGGCGTGGAGCACCTCCGGCATGTCGAGCACGATCGCCGAGTGCGAGTAGCAACGGCCATATTTCCAGACGGCGAGGTCGCCGGGGCCGACGTCATCGCGTTCGATCTCGCGGGCGTAGCGCAGGATCCATCCCAGGAACTGCTCCTCGTCGCGGTGCAGCATCCATTGCGGGCTGTATTCCGGCTCGAGGTGCGGGATTAACCCGACCGCTTCGTAAACGCAGGCCGGAAGCATCGCGCAATCGGCGCCGACGCCCTTGATCCGGGCACGATGGTGGTAGGGCGTTCCCTCCCACGACAGCGCCTCGCGGACGACTTCCTCGCGCGTCATCCGAACGCGGTTTCCGGGACCGGGACATAGGGAGTTGCCTTGAACCGCCCGAGATTATTGAACCGCACCGAACACCGGCTCTGCGTCAGGTCGCAGCCCGGATAAGCGGTGAAGGCATCGCCCGATGTCGGCGCGACCGGCAGCGGCGACACCATCGTCATCAGGCCGGAGCTATCATTGGACCGGACCGTCGCCGAGATGCCGGTATTGGGTCCGGACGTGAACACGATGCGCCCCTGCGCGAAGTCGTTGGCCGTCGGCGTCAAGCTGGTATCGAACACCGTCGCGGTAGGCGCAGGGGATGCGCTCACCGTGCCCGTGACGGCAAAGGCCGCGGCGCTCAGCGCGCAGCCCGCGTCATAGACCGAATGCAGGCACGCTGCCTGATAGAGGTTCGCCGGCATGTTGGCGTTCAAGAGCACGGTCCAGGATGACACCGTGATCGTCGCCGAGTTTCCGGTGATCGCCGAGATCGCCGTCACCCGGCCGGAGAAGCGCAGCACGCTCCCGACTACCGGCAGATTCCAGTCGGTCAGGAAGGCCCGGTCGAGCCGGACATTGGCGCCATCGAAGCCGCGGCCCCTGATGAACGGGATGATCGCGGTGCCATTGATCAGATCGTCGGCGTTGGCGGTGATCGCCATGTCGACGGTGGAGACATCGAGCCCGATTTTCTCGCTGATGTCCTGCCGCTCGATGCCCGGGCCAAGCACGTAGGTATGGCCACCGGACACAACAGGAACATCGGCGCTCGACCAGCGGATCACGGAACCGCCGCGCAGCGTGATCGTCCACAGGTCGACCATCTGGAAGTCGGCGCCCGAGTTGAGCAGGGTGATGAGGGGGCCGGGAGCCGCTTTCATTGGTTAGCCCTTGGTCGAGGTGAAGGAGAGCCCGCTTTGCGACCAGAGACTCTGCATCATCTGATTGAGCTCCAAGGTGTCGTCATCGAACCTGCACACGAACATGAACCGACCTGTCCAGGTCAGAGCCTTGCCGCTCGCCGGCGCGGTCGTGAACGTGATCGATCCGCGCGGGCCGATCGTGAATGCGGAGATCGGGGTGGTGTCGGCGAACACCGTCGGGGTGCCGAGGACACCGCCGACCGGTTCGGTGAAGGTCGAGCCGCCGAAGGTCATCGAGCGGGTCAACTGGAACGCTGTGGTGACACCATCGCCGGTGCCAAAGCGTTGCGAGGTGACGGTGTTGTCGCCCGGATCGTAGAAGAAGAATTCCTGATACTGCCCGGCATGGAGCAGGAAGAAGGCGGCGAGACGATCGAGATCCGGGGTTGCCGGGAGATCGCGCAGCACCTCGTAGGCGACCTTGAACTGCCAGCGCGGATACGACCAGGTCTTGCGGCGCCGTTCCCGGCCGGACGAGGCGGTCGCGATCTTCGTCGCCCAGGTCGGTGTCTTCGCGACCAGGAATGACTGCCCGATCAGTTGCGGGAACATGTCCGGATCGTCGATCGACGGGTCGGATGTGATTAGCCAGCGTGTCGGCAGGTAGAGTGCTGGCAAGGTGGTCTCCGTGTGAAGTCGGCCGTGCGCCGCAATGGCGTGACCGATCGCGCGACTTGACGCTGCACCCAGCCCGCGCGCAGGCTATGTCCAGCGGGTGGAGGTAACGATGCTTAAGTGGTTACTGGCGCCGGTCGCGCTGATGGTAATGACGACATCGGCTACGGCCGACGGTCAGGACAGAAAGCAGAACGCCGCTGCTGTCGCCGCGATCAAGGTCCGCGTTGACCAGCTGCGAGCCAATCCCCAATCCCGGAAATGCCTCGGCGCCGATGCGGTGACTTGCCTCGCCAGCCTGAGTTTCGGCGTCGCGATCACGACCGAACCGCTCTGGATGGGCGGCGGCTTCAAACTGCCGGGGTCGGTCGAGCTGGGCATTGATGGACGCCCGATTCCCCAGCTGGTGGAATTCCTCGTGGCGTTCGGCCCAAAAGACCGTGACCTTTTTGGTCCCAATATCGTGCGAGCCCAGCTGTGGCTTTCCGACGGCGAGCATGTGAGCGAGATCAAGTTCTTCCCGAAGGAGGCACCTCTGCTCGCGCGAACCAAAGAGGAGTGGGATGAAACCCACATTTTCGACATCGCGACTGCCGTCCTCGGCCCGGCTTGCGTCGGTCCGGATCGACTTGCTTTTTACCGCCGATACGACGCTATTCAGAAGCAGATCATCGTCCCGGATAACATCAGCGGCCACATCGCGGATCCGACCGTATCATCCGGTACTTCCGGAGAAGTTACAATCTGCGGAGCGATGATGTCAGCAGGATCGGTGTCCGGCATTTCCGCCAGCGTCGGGACATTCGGCGGGTCGTCGATCTCGTTTTCCCTGCCACCGCGTTAAGCCGGCAGGGCGAACCCCAGCTTACCCTCGCGGTGCGCCATCTTCATCGCCTTGGCAAAGGCATTTCGGTTGGCGATGATCTGCGCTTCGGTCAGTCCGCGCGCGCTGTGGTCGTGATAATGGAAGCCGCCGCCCGACGAGCCACCATCATTGGCCGCCGCCGGTGCATTGCTGTTCGCGCCAACGCCGAACCCGAGCGACGGTACGCCGAACTTCGGCATGCCGGCAAACAGGCTCATCACATTGCGCCAGCCGCCGGCCTGGTCCGCCGGGATGATCGTCTCGCCCTTGTGGAGCATGCCGATGCCGTCCTGGCTGAGATTGTAGGCACCGACGTCGAAACCGGCGAGAGTGCCAAAGCTCGCCGCATAGGCTGCCATCGACGCCCCGAAGGCGGGGGCTCCCATGTCGAGAGGCCAAGGCGCAAGCGAGTATGACGCGGTCGCATTGGCGCCCGCAATCGCGGATGCGGCAGCAACCTGGTCAACGGCCGCAACCTTCGATGCTGCACTGCCGAGTAGCAATGCCGACAAATGCTGGATCAGCCACCTCTCGATGATCTGCGCCAGCGCGTCGGACACGATGGAGACCATGCCGGTGTAGAGACCTTTGAGGGTCGCGGAAAAGCCCTGCTGCAACGTGATCAGCTTGGCGATATTCTGGCCCCATAGCTGAGCCGTCGATTGGATCGCCTGGCGCTCCATCTGGGTACGCTGCAGGACCGCCTTGCGCGTGTTCTCGTTGAGCTTCAGCTGATGCTGCGCGTCGAGTTGCTCGATCTGGCTATTCGTCGCCTTGATCTGCGCGACATTGCGGGTCGGGTCGGCCTGGAGCAATGCGAGCTTCTTGGTCAGCGCCTCGCGGTCGATCTGGTAGCGCTGGTTCTCGAACTGGCGTTCCTGCTGGATCAGCTGGCCGTTGGTGATCAGGCCCATCTGGTTGAGGAATTGGGCCTGACCCTGGGCATCATCGATGCGGTCGCGCTGCAACTCGGCGATATGCCGGAACAGATCCTCCTCGATCTTGATCTGCTCATCGGCACCACGCCGCATGATGTCGGCGATCTGCCGTTCCGCATCCTGTGCCTGCTTCGACTTGTCGCCATAAGCCCGTTTATAGGCTGTCACGATCTCGGCGCCGATCCGCTGCATCTCGGGCATGTTGCCCTTGGCGGCGTCCAGCTCGCGCTTCAGCGTCGCGATATGGTCGTCGAAGTCCTCCTTCCGAGCGGCGAAGCTGGCGTCATAGTACTTCGTCTTGACCGCGATCAGTTCCTCATGGGACAGCTTCACGGTGTCGAGAATATTGCGCCAATAGGCCGCTTCCTCGGCCTTCGACATCTCGCGGAACGAATTGTCGGCTTCGTCCTCTTCCTGAAGGGCAAGCTTCTTCTCGGACAAGCCCTCCTCGAATTCCGACATGCGAGATTTCGGTTCCTTGGCCTTGCCCTTCTTGTCCTTGCTGAAGTCGACCGGCGGCCCACCGACGGGCGATTGTAGCGCTTCGATCCCCGTCTTCTTAGATGCCGGCGGCGTGATTTGCTGCATCGCCCATTTGGTAAAATCAGCGGACACGCCGCCGGCCGCCGCGATCTCCTTGGCGGCCTGGATCCGGAAGTTCTGCGCCTCGCGCACAATCGCAGCCCCGCGCGCTGCGACGACGTTCTGGATCATGGCCATGCCATTGTCCCATGTCTGCGCGATCTTGCCCCATTGCAGACTCAAGGCCTCCTGGACGACGGTGCCGAGCAAATTGACCTCGGCTTCGATCTTGTCGATCCAGTTTAGGAAGTCCTCATAGGTCGTCTTTACACGCGACCACCACAAAAGGGTCTCAGCGACGAAGATGTGGTAATTCATCACCATCGTTTCGATGGCGTTGACGAACTGGACCTTGAGGTATGTGCCGTTCTCAGCGACCTGCGCGAAATAGGTCTTCATAGCAGTCGACCAGTCGCTCGCCTTCTGGCCGCTAGTCGAAAATATGCCACCGAACGCGTCACCGACATCGGCGAGCATGGTCTTCAGAGTCGACAACACCCCAACGATGCCATCGAAGATAACCTTCCAGGTTCCGCCTTCGGTGTAGCTCTTCGTAACATTCGAGGCGAGCGTATTGAAGTCGTCGACCACCTGCTTGAGCATCGGTGCGAATGCAGAAGTCATGGTGTTGCCGAGACCGTCCCATGCCAGCTTCGATTCGTTCACGCTTTCAGCCAGCGCGAGGCCCTTCTTGGTGGCATCCTCGTTGATGACGCCATATTCTTCCGACTTGCGGTTGAGCTCTGCGAGGCCATCCGCGCCCAGGTTGAGGAACGGGATCATCTGGGCGCCAGCTCGGCCCATGGTCTGGAATGCAAGCGCTGCTTTCTCCGGGCCGCCCTCCAATCCCTTAAAGCGATTCATCACCGCCTCAAGCACTTGCATTTGCGTCGCGCCGTTCTTGACCTCGATGCCGAGCTTGCGGAAGGAATCCGGCGCCGTCTCGAACTTGCGGTCCATGAGCGTCATGCCGCGGGCGAGCGTGTCGAAGTCGATGCCGGTTGCAACGGCAGCGCCGCGCAATGCCTGTACCTGTTTCGTCGAGATGCCGAGGATCTGGCTCAAGTGCTCGGTGCGCTCGGCCGCCTCGCCCATCTTCTCGGCGACCTTCTTGATCTCCTCGACAGCGAACGCTGCCAACAGGAGTTCACCGAAGCCGAAAACGGCTTCTTTCATCGACACGATTGCTTCAGCACCTTCTCGAGCCGACAAGGCCATCTCGCGTAGCGATAGTCCCTCTTTCTCTGTCTCCGCTTCCAAAAGGCCCATCTCGGCCGTCATTTCGGCGGTCGACGCTGCCCCGGTGGTCATGCTCGCACGGATCTCTGCCGCCAGCGTGTTGAAGCCGGCGTTAAGAGCTTGGAGCGTATCCTGAAGACCGGCCATTTCGGTCTTCGTAAGATTGACGGCAGGCGCAACGCCCGACGCATCTGCCGAGATCAGGATCCTCGCTTCGTTGTCACCCGGCATTGGGATTTAGCCCCTTCAACTTTTCAAGGATCGCGGCGGATGCGGTAAGAGTGTCACCTCCCGCGATCGGCATCGGAACGGCGGCGGCGAGGTCGGCAAGCGTCGGTTGGTGGGCGTCGATCTCGACTGTCTCGACCCGTTCCTCGCGATTGGCATTCTTAAGCAGGTCGACACCGAGCGCCGCAGCGATGTGCAGGGCGGCGACGTTCAGCGGTGGCCCGACGCGCTTCCACGACCGGGCCTGTGCATCGACGTCTTGCAGGCTCCAGTGCTGCTCGATGGCGGCTTTGGAATGACCTTCAATCCCGGCGCTCACCAAGTCGTGGATGAGGTCGGTCAGGCTTTCTTCGAGGCTCCCGCCGGCTTCGCGGCCACGGGAGCCTTCACTTCCCCCGCCGATTTCAGCCCGGATTCCTTGGTGACGTCGAGGAAGGACGCCTGCATGGCGACGAAATCGTCCATGCCGACATTCGCCTCGAGATAATCGGGCGTCAGTTCCGGATCGATTCGGACGAGCCCGATCGACATCACGTTGAGCAGGTCGAACGCGGAGTCCAGGACATCGACAAGGCCGGTGCCGCCCTCGCTGCGCTTCTGGATCGCATCGATGAACGGCGCCGCCTTGCGGAGATCGCCCAGCTTGTAGGGCGCGATATCGAAGTCGCGCCCCAAGATGGTGAGCTTGGCCATTACTGCGCCGAGCCCCACTTCAGGACGTTGCCCGACGCGTCGGCAAACGCCGAGAAATCGAGTTCCGGGATCATGAAGTCGTCGATCTTGGTCTGGAGCGACAGCTTCGACGACACGCAGGCATACAGCGTGAGCGCCAGGCCGTTACCGCCGAGTTGGTTGAAGAAGTCGGCGCGGAAGGTCGGTGCCTGGCCCATGGCGACGTTCTGGACCAGCGACGTCTTCGCGACGGTCGAGGTCGCGGTGTACTGGTAATTGATGAAGACCAACTGTCCGGTGTCCGCCGCGGCAAAGGTATAGACGCCGGTGGCGACGCTGTACTGGCCGGTCGCAGGGGCGGAGGCGACGCGCGTCATCGGGTTGCCCTGGGCGTTACGGACGCCAAGGTCGGCCGACCACGTGCCGGAACCAGGAACGGTCGGCGTGATCTGGAAGGGCGTCGCTGGGATCGTCGCGCCGGTCGTGTCGACGACGTTGCTCAAGAGGCTCGACGTCATCGTCTGGCCGAAGAACAGCGAGTTGAGGATGGCGCCGTTGAACTGGCCGTACTTCGCCTTGCCGGTGATCTTCATCTTGCCGCGGCCTACCGCGACCGGGAACTGATTGGAGCCATAGAGCTCCTTGATGTCGCCGGAGATGTCGATCGATACTTCCTGCGTCACCGCCAGCATCAGCGGGGTCGGGTTGGTGATCGCGGCACCGGTGGCATCGAAGGTCGGCGTGCCCCACAGCACCCCGGCACCAAAATTGTATTGCGCCATGTCATTTCTCCACAAAAAAGCCCGCGCGCAGCGGGCTGGGGGTCAGAGGTGAGGTAAAGATCAGGTCAGCGCCGGCACAAAGCCGGTGACGATTAGCTGCCGCATTTCGTCAGTGGTGAGGTCGTCGGGCAGTTCGATGAACCCGTCGGCATCGACGCTGAGTTCGCGGCCGGTCGAGAAGATGATCCCGGTCGTGTCCGTCGGCGGGATGTAGCGCGGCTGCACCACGACCGGCGCCGGATCGCTGGTGGCGAGCGCGGCGATGGCGGCGGTGATCGCGGCAATCGCGGTTGCGCGCACCGCATCGCCCTTCTGCTCTTCGGTGTGCAGCACCAATTCGAGCGATGGCAGATCGAGGCCGACGAGCGCTGCCGTCAGGTCGGGTACCGTCATCGCCACGATCTCAGTCGCGCGATCATCGGAAATGATATCGGGCATGCGCTGTCTCCACTCAGGGAAGGATGATGGTGATCGGCACGATGAGCATGGCCTGACCGTCAAGGTCGCCATTGTCCTTGTGGATCGTGCCGTCGATGAATGCGCGATAGGCGAGGCCACCAAGCGTCTGCCGCGCGCCGGGAAGTGCCGGCCGGAACTTGGCCTCAAGCGCGTCGAGGATGGCGTTACTGGTCTCGGCAGGCGTCGCCGCCTGGTCCTTGCCGCCGCGGTGGTAGATGATCCAGTTGGCGCGGACGGTGCGCTTGTCGAGCTGGCCGTCAATCGAGACCACGGATTCACCCGCCTCGACCTGATAGAGCGATGGCGAGGGAGCCTTGTCCCACACCTTCAGCCGGCGCGACCGCTCCGCGAATTGCTCGGCAGAGCCCCAGGAGACGTCGCTGAGCGCCAACAGGGCGTCGAACACAGCGTTCCGGCTCATTGGCCTAGCGCCTGCTGTGCGCCCCTCAGAGCGGCTTGTCTCAGACCTTCCACGATCTCCCCGGCCTGATCGGCGAGGGAGGAGCGCAGGAACGACCGTTCGGGCATCTGCGAGCCGGGGTGATGCACGATCTTGGCGAACACGGTCTTGCCGCCGATCGCGAACGCCAGCGCCTCGGCCTTGTTCGGAACGATGTCGTGTGGCGGCGTCCGGCCCCCGAATTCATGGATCGCGGCGTATTTGACGTCACCGGCGGAGAAGACCTCGCCGACAACGACATCACCATCGGTGTGCGTTTCCTGCTGGATCGAGCGCGCGAGCTTACCGCTGCGCTGCTTCAAGACCTGGCCGTGGAGCTTGTCGTTGATGACGTGGCGCTGGAGGTTGATCGTGACCGCGCGCATCTTGGTCGCGACGGCTGCGACGACCTGCGCGGGCATGGCATCGACACCCGCCAGCAGCTTTCCGGCATCGAGTTCGGCGGTCAGCATAGCGGCGCGCCCGGAACATAGTTCTGCAACCGCGCCATGATCGTCTTGTGCATAGCCTCGCGACTGAACGCGACGGTGGTCGCACCCGAACTCGAATGGCTGGTCTCGCCGATATGAGTCCGGGAGGTGTACGCCTCGCCGACCAGTTCGGTCACGGCGAGCGCGAGGTCGTTCGGGACCGTGTCATAGCCGGCGGTGTAGGTGACCTTGACCGGATCGTTATACGGCATCTTGACGCCGACTAGGATCAGGCTGCGGCCGTCGGTGCCGACGCCATAGGTCGCGTCGGTGACGTCGACGAAGGTGTCGATCGTGGTGCCAGCCCATGAGATCGATGCGATCGATTGCACCGGCCAGCTACGCAGCAGGAAGCGCGAGCCCCCGGTGCCGCGATACGTCTCGGTGTGGGTCGCGGTCAGGATTTTGCGGTTAAGACTATTCTCGACGAACGCCGAGACTTCGGTCACGAGGTCGGTCAGCAGGGGATCGTCGTTGCTCACGTTCGCTAGGTTGAGCCAATTCTTGACCGCCGCGAGCGTGGTCAGATCCCCTGCCGCCATGATGCTTAGCCCTTCGCGGCCACGTAGCTGAAGCCGTGGTCGAGCAGGTCGGCACAGGCCGCGACCGGGACGGTCACGACGCCATCGGCATCGGGTTCGTAGCTGGTGCCGCGCCAGGAGCAGCCGGAGCCGTCGGCGTTGCGCATTTCGGTGTGGCCGTCGTAGATGACGGGCTCGACCGGTGCACTGGCCTCCGCTTCCGCAGCGGCGGCATCAGCTTCCACCTTGTCGATGGCGTCGATCGCCGCGGTGACGGCCGCAATCGCGGTGGTGCGTTCGTCGCTTTCGCCCTTCGCCTTCTCGGCTTCAAGCACCAACTCGAGCGAGGGCTTGTCGAGCGCGGCGAGTTCCGCGGTCAGCGCAGGCACGGTCATCGCGGCGATTTCCGCCGCGCGCGCCGCGTCGATGGTGATGATATCACCCATCGGAATTCTCCTTCATAAAAATGGCCCCGCCGATTGCCGCCGGCAGGGCCAGTTACCCAGGTGAGAGGGTTTAACCTGGGAGGGGCTCGTCAGCCGTTGGCGATGTTGTCGATGACGCCCATCGCGAATGGCGCGTAGACCGCCAGCACTTCCTCGACATAGACGCCGGACATTTCGGCGCGCGTCGTGATCGGCCAGTCGATCTGGTAATAATCGCGGCGCACCTTCATCTCCGCGACGTTGGGCACCTCGCTCGACTG